AGCATCACCACTGGTAGATCCTGCATTAACACCTAAACCCCATGAGTTGCCTGACGTTGAATTGCCACCAACAAATAAGGCATTAGATCCTGCATCTCCTCGTACAACGAGCTTACCCTCATTAGGGCTGTCATCATTAATACCAACATTATTAGCAAAAATAGCCTTGCCAGCAAAATTTGCTACTGAATTAGCTACGGTTGCATGAGGTGTAATAGAAAAATGCGTTACATCGGCTGAGCCACTAGCATCATTTTGAATAGCAAAAGTGGTGTCAGTATTTGCTACTAGCTTCCAAGTATCCCCATCATCATCATCTTCATCAGCAGCTAACACTAGAGTTGCAGTTTCACCTTCAGTTGCTCTTATTTTTATTCTGTCAGAATTTACTTGTAAATCACCTGTGCCATTTGGTGTTATGGTCAGATTGCCATTACTATTAGTTGTAGATATGTCATTTCCATCTATCGTTATATTATCAACGACAACTCCTGCATTGGCTGTAACCACACCTGTAACACCGAGAGTTCCACTTAAAGTAGCTGCATTACCACTTAGTACAAGAACATCTGCTTCTGAGGTACTCGCATTTAAAGTTTTGAAATGTATAGCTCCAGTAGGTGTACTAGCTGCTACATTTACTATTTTTGACTCGATAGACGTATAATTTCTAGCAGTGCTACCATCATCTTCACCACGAAAGTCTATCCTACCTACAGAATCTGCATTTGCAGGGCTGGAGGAATCCCGCCATAAAACTAAGTCTGGAGCTGCATCTGCGCCCGTATTAGTATTTTTTATAAGTATTTGGTCAGTAGCATTATCGGAAGTAAAAGTAGCATCGCCATTGATTTCTAAATCATCAGTTAGATTCATATGGACAGATTTAGTAGCAGGAGTAGTAACAAAGACTTCTACAGCATTAGCAAAATTTATCTTACTAGTATTTCCTGCTGAATTAGAAAGGACTGAATCACGAGATAGAGTAGTCCCTGAATGGGTATAGGTTCCTTCGCCTACTTCCCACAGGTTATTAGCTAAATCCTGAATAGCGTAATAAGTACTATTCCCGTCACCTATAGCCGCAAATGTCTGGTAACCTAACTCCGCTGAACCAAGAGTTATTGTTCCTTGTGCAGGTGCGGCTGCTGTAACTTTTATTCGATCTTTTACAACAAATGCCATTTTTTACTTCCCTACTGTTAGTTATGCTATCCTTATTATTGCATTAGATGCATTGTTAGTAGGAAACACAATTTGAAAATCACCTGCTGACGCAGCTTTATCAGCTCCAAAATCTAGAATAGCTACGGCCTTATTAGACTGAGAACTATTGTAAATTATAGCCCCTCTTGCGCCTGATATAGTAACAGTACTAAACGTAAGAGGTTGAAAACTAGCTGTCGCAGTTGTACCAGAGCCAGGATTAGTAGGAGTAATATTAGTTAAGTTACTACCTCCAGCACTGTAGCCTGTACCGCTAACTTGGTTATTGTTAGAATATGTAGTAATACTACCGTTCATAGTACTTCCAGACCCACCAAAAGATCCTTGTGTAGGCTCCGCACTATTAGTAAACATAGCTAGTTTAAATGTATTACCACTACTATTAGTAAAGTTATGTGTACCTACCATCAAGTCTATCTTGAATTGGGTAGACAAAAAGTTTCCGCTAAAGGCCATGTTAAAGTCTCCTTATTAGTTCAGCCAGTTTTGGATGCCCTGCATCCGTTAATGCATTATATACAGTAGTTCTATCACTTGTGACAGCTTCTTTTATATAACGAGTTATTGTCCGTATCAATTCATTTTGGAAGGCACGGGCTTGCTCTTGAATAGCTGGATGCGCATTATCGGATATATTTATTATTTGACTAGCACACTTTTCAGCGATTTCCTCTGGGGTAAACCCTCTATTATTAGTAACATTTACCTGTACCTGAAAATCGGTAGGCATTGATAAAGATCCTGTTAACATGTTCTCTCCTATGCTGCTGGTTGTCTTGGTAATCCAGATCTATAGGTGTCACCCCGTAGTTTTCCGTCTCCAAGATTCTTTAATAATTTAATAGATTGCATATATTCTTTCTCATACATAGCTACAATATCAGGTTCAGCTTTCATAAAACGTGCTGCTTCCATAAGAGCCCCATTTAATAATGCCGAATCAAACTCTCTACCTAGCCAAGGAGTAGTACTTGCAGTAACTATGGACTCTGGATAATAACCGTAATGTAATTCTGTAGAATGGTTGCCATTAGGAGTAGGCCCTAAAATCATATACTCATCATCATAATAAGCATAATGCTTGGGGAATCCTGTAGTAGCAGGGTTTGGATAGGCTTCCCGCATAAAATTTTGATCTTTCTGGAGTAAGAAATGCCAATTCCCATCGGTATCTGATACAGCCAAACTATAGCTCCATAAAAAATCTACAGGGATAGCTAAATATTTATTGCCATTAGTAACATTCCCTAAAACATTTCGTCTGATAGCAGGGATCTGAACAAAATTATATATCTTCTGTTCTGCTTGTTCGGCAAACATAGCAAGTTGAGCATCCGTAAAGGTATTCTCAGTTATTTCCTGTATATCAGTTTTTAATGTTGCGTAATTCACTTGTTACCCCCAAGGCCCTTTTCCAGCTCCTTTGGTAGCTGCACCCATACCGCGTACTTTTCCACCACTAGAATAGTTTACTTTTTGGCCTGTTTTCTTAGCGTGTTTCTTTGCGGCCTCTTTACCTTTTTTACTGTAGCTAAAATGTTTATCTCCAACTTTAGGCATTATTTACTCCTTTGCACACTTTTTTGCTTCTTTACATTCATTAGGGGTAGTACAAGTCATCCCACAAGGTATTTGACCTCTATCTGTAAATTGTCCCATACTAACTCCTATGTTATCGTAATAGTTATATCCCCAACAGAAGTAAGGGCTTTTAAATTATTAGGTTGGCTTAAGGCTTCATCACTTCCACCACCAACAGGATCCCACCCCCATTGTACATTCCTACTACTATTTAATTCTGCAAAATCAGGTCGGGGGTTCTGAATTGCTTGAGGGTCGTTTACTGGATACATCCCTAATTCGTTCTGAGGATTATCAGGGTTCCAACATTCAGGACATGCTAAAACATTAGTTACACGCCCGCGCTCAGTCAAACTTTTTAATTCTCTTAGTCTATACTGAAAGCCACATACATCGCATATACCAAGTGCTTTTTGTGATGATGCAAACTGTTTTGGCATTAGCTTCTTTTCCTCCTAGCTAGTCCACATTTACTTCTTTTCTTTATTTTACCCCCTTTGGCTTTCCCTGGAGTTTTAGCTAAATCAGGTCGTCCATTTTGAATAGCAAATTGTTGCCAACTTTGCCAGTCAGATGCAGGGCCTTCAAAATATTCTTCTCTTAATGCGCGTTCTTCTTGATCCATATTTACCTCATTTTAGCAGGACGTATACCTTTTCGAGCCCTACCTGCTCCACGAACTTTACCACCTTTTTTCATACCAGGCTCATCTTCGTCATCCCGATACCAATCTGCCATTTCCATATTAAGCTTTGCTACCTCTGGATTAAAACCTGGAAAATCAGGTCGGGGGTTCCGCAGCCTGTTAAGTTCTTCCATTAACTGAAACATTCTCATGGCTCTAGTGCTTTTATCCATTTTTTCCTATATCCTATTTATCCTTGGTACAAAATGTTCAGAAGTCTTTTCTCTATCTTCTCCTGCTGCTAGATTATACTGCTCATCATAGGCTTCTTTTAGTATAGCAAGACGTGGTAATAATTCAGGGTCTTTCATAGCAATATGATAAGCTAATCCAGCAACTAAAGCAGGGAAAAACCTAAAGTTCATATCTGCCGTTTCTACACCACTACCTGCATCTTCTATTCTTCGCATACGCCAGTACACGAAAGTATAATCATTAGAATCAGGAACAGGCCATATATTAATACGTGGTGCATCTCTAAGCCGTTCTATCCAAACTTGGATAGGTCTACCCTGTGTTAACTTGTTAGGGATAGAAGAGTAAGTACTTACACCTATACGACTTATAGCAAGATCGGATTGAGTGGTAGCATTGCCAGCATTAGTACGTATGGACTGATCTAACAGATCAATAGTATCTGCATCTAGGACATATTGAGAAGTGCCTGTTGTTAATGCTTTAGTCTTTTGATCTATAGTCCATAGGTTGAGTCCACGATTCTGCCACTCAATAGTCATCAAATTCATAGATCTACGAGCAGTTCTTAAATCATATCCAGAACGCATCTCACGGCCAGCACGTTCCCATGCCTCTTCCGCAATCTCTGTAAAATCCATATTAAAGGCAGTAGTACCTGATGTAGCCATTATGTTACCTCATTTTAACAGGACGTACACCTTTTATAGCTTTTCCTACTCCGCGAACTTTACCACCTTTTTTCATACCTTCAGGAACCATGTCAGTTGAGTTAGAACCTGAAGGCCAACCTTTAAAATCTCGTACAGGAGTTTGTTCACCTGAGACCATACCTGCAATTTTTCTTGTTGCTGGACTTGTACCAGGAGGACTACCTGTACTAGCTGTATTAATGGTTTGACTAGTATATGCACCTTCAGGATAGACACTATCGCCAAAGGTTCTAGCCGCCATCGCCCTAGAGCCACCTTCTTTTATAGCTTTTTGTTCAGCGTCATATTTCTCCCTTAGCTTTTTAGCTTTTTCTCTAGCTTTCA